TACACACGGGAAAAAATTGGCTCCACAGGGTGGGCTCGAACCACCGACCAAATGATTAACAGTCATCTACTCTACCGACTGAGCTACTGCGGAATAAACTTGGCGGTCCCAAGGGGTAACGATCCCCTTCTTTATGCGTGACAGGCATACGTGCGTCCGTGAACACTTTGAGACCAAATTAGGATAAGCTACTGGGTTCCACGCCAGCCCTTAATTGAGCAGTTACTCTGTCCATCTCATTTATTCGGAGTCTGTGTGCAGTGAGATTCTGCCTATCAGAGTCAGCAAGGGTAGTTTCCATCCTCACGCTTACGGTTTTCTGCCACCGGATCTCTATCGCTAATCAAACGCCACTTTAACGGAAGTGGTAACGGGATTTGGTGGAGATAAATGGATTCGAACCAATTCACCCGAAAGAACAGATTTACAGTCTGCCGCACCTCACCATCTGTGCCGTATCTCCAAAATTTTATGGTAGGGGTACAGAGAATCGAACTCTGATTATCTGGTTAAAAGCCAGGTACTTTCGCCGTTAAGTTATACCCCCATAAACTACCATTTGTTTTGCTGACGCACTGTTTGCTATGCTCAACGGAATTAGCTGCAGCAATTACCGTTTCTATACATAGTTACTCAGGCCTGATCTAGCCCATGGCTTACATCAGCAAAACAAATGGTACACCTAAGGAGAATCGAACTCCTCTTTCCGCCTTGAAAGGGCAGCGTCCTAACCGATAGACGATAGGTGCAATTAACTACAACAAATTTTTAAAGAACGTTTGATTGATTTCTCAATTCATGTATGAAGTATAACACAACCACATCTTTTGTCAACCAGCACTGTTGTATTTCTACAACATGTTTGGAGTTGGTGACAGGATTTGAACCTGCATATAACAGATTTGCAATCTGCTCCCTAGCCATTCGGGTCACACCAACATAAAATTTGGTACCAGCGTAGGGAATCGAACCCTATCAAGAACGCTAATCTGGCGCTAAAAGGTGTATAAGACCTCTCTGACTACCAAGTCTCGCTGGCATTGGTGGAGAGTCAGGGAGTCGAACCCTGTGGCCCACTTTCATGAGCCTACGGATTAGCAATCCGCTGCATTACCATCCTGCCCACTCTCCGTTTTTGGTCTGAGTAGCAAGAATCGAACTTGCACTACAAGGTTCCAAACCTCGGCGACTGCCACTATCATATACCCAGTTAAAATTTGGCGGAAGACAGAGGAGTCGAACCCCATCCCTTTTTGAGAGAACCTAGTTTTCAAGGCTAGTCGGCGGACCATCCCACCTGCATTATCTTCCATATTCAAACACACTATCTTCACTCACTTACGATTGTCGTAACCAGCGGAAGTTGGTGACCTGCTCATGCGTCACTATAATGTGTTTGAATATGGCACCCGAAATAAGAATCGAACTTATACTAAGAACTTCAAAGGCTCCTGTGCTACCACTACACCATTCGGGAATAAACTACAACAAATTTTTAAAGAACATTGTGTATTATATGACAGATTCGATGACCTGGCAACCACTGTGTTGTATTGAAACAACAAACAAAAAACCCTAGATTTTTTAGGTCTAGGGTCTTGTGTTTGGAGTCTTTTTTAGAACTTTTTTATCCGTCCCATCCCTCATCTACACAAAACCCGGTTGTAATCGCCCATGAGTTATCGGCGCAATTCATTGTGCGATACTCTAGTTGTAACGTAAAGGGCTTATGGGATATGAGAGACACTTTTTTCTTTCTAAAAATTAAATATGTTTGTATTATATAGTAAAATTTGAGCCTTGGCGAGCGGTTTTTTTAAATTATTTTTTAAATCCGTAAAAAAATAATTCGGGAGTCTTATTTGTTTCAAACTTGTAGGTATGAAACATACTATCCATATCAAAATTTTTACGAAAATCTTCTTCTGTAAGATTACTGTAATATTCCCAACCTTTTGCAATTGTTAAAGGACTATCATTTGGATGTTGTTTTGATGTACCATGTTCAGGATAACCTGTTGTTGGTACTACAATAAAAACCAATCCATCTTTTTTAGTCATACGATACATGTTTTGAAATGTTTCTATCCAATGTGGATTGTGTTCAAAACAATTACAAGAACCTGTGGTGTCATATGTGCCATCTGCATGGTCGACAAACTGACCTTCACAAACTAAGTCAACATCTTTTCCTGCATCAACGTCAACACCAACATACTCACATTCATTAAAATGTATCTTCATGGTACCGTTGATATTTAAACTACCCACTTCTAACATTTTTATGTTATTGAAGTTCTGTGGAAAATCTGTTGATAACTTTTTTACAAATTCTTGTTGTGTTGGGTGTGACATATTTTATTTTTTCCATTTAATTGGTTGTTTAACTATTGGTTCTCCAGGGTTAACAAAATCGTCAAATATTTCCCAAAGATGTTCTGAAATGGCAAACTTTGTTAGTAGTCCAGTCTCACGGCCATATGCATCTATTTCCCATGGTTGCACCCAATAGTCCACTTTGTCAGAATTGATCCTTTTACCTCGCCATTTGGTCAGCTGATCGTTGGTTTCATTTTGAATGTACTGTTTGACATGAACCATTTCATGAGCCAGTGTTTCTAGTATTCTTCTGGACCCAATGCCTGGATGAATCTCTATCAAAAACTGTCTTGGCTGGTTTCTTGTATTATATTCTTCAACACTTGCGAACCCATATTCTTGTATGGATTCATCAAATTTTATTTCTGTAAAACAGTTGTTTCGTATTCTGGTGTTAGGCACAAGTTCTTTGGCGTAGAATTGGGCAGCTCTTTCTACAAAAGGCTTGAAGTCTTTGTCTGGACAATTCACTACCTTAACACGCATGGGAACTCCTTTGGACAATAGTGTCCCAGGCTTATTTAGAGATTCACATCTTTTCCACTTTCACTCCTGCTTTATCCAAGAACTGTAAGCCATCTTGGATACGATAACTATTGCGATAATAAACGTTACTGATACCAGATTGGTAAACAAGCTTGGCACAGTCCAAACAAGGTGCATGAGTAACAAAGAGATGAGCCCCAAGGCCAGATTCATTCGATCTTGCCAGCTTAGCGATTGCATTAGTTTCCGCATGAAGAACCTCCGGTTTTGTTTTTAGTCTGTAACGGTTTTGCATTTCATTGCCATCTGCATCTAGATATGCGCCTTCGTATGGCCAACCTTCTACAATTTCTTCAGTACTCAACCATCCACCAGCATTGCACCATTCTACATCTTCACAATTATTATCCCAACCAGAAGGCATACCATTGTATCCAATAGATATAATTCTATCGTCCTTCACTACAATTGCACCAACATGAAGGCGTCTGGCGGAAGACAATTCTGCAAAAGTTTCTGCCACCTTCATATATGCATCACGAAATTTTTGTTTCACATATCACTTTCAATTGGTGCCCGCAGATGGGATCGAACCACCACTCAAGAAATTATGAGTTTCCTGCTTTACCATTAAGCTATACGGGCGTTATTTAACATATTCCAAAGAATCTTTCCGCATCCACTTTAACATGCGGCCTCTAGGAATCGGTATCTGTTCCGCCACAGGCAGAAACAGTACACCATCAATCTCTTTGGGGTCCCAATCGGATTGAGTAAAATAGATTTCACTTGGGTTCAAGCGGTTGCGTAATTTGCGAATGGAAGTTTTAACAGTTTTCATAATGACACCATTATACAACAAAAAAAAGGGTCTGTCAAGACCCTTTATGGTTATCTACCTTTTAAGGTACGGTCTGACCTGTGTTTCTTGATAGCCTCTATGGCTTCCAATATACTTGAAAATAGTTTTTTAAACATTAGTCTTCCTTTGTCTGAATGGAAATTTTCTTGATGGCGTCTTGTGCCTTCACCATATTTTCCAACCACACCTTAAGCATACCATTAACCAATTCAGCATTCTTAATTTCAATCGTATCCTTCAGTGTGAAGGTGCGTTCAAAAGCACGGTTGGCAATACCTTTGTATAGATAATCCTGGTTGTCATCCTCTTTAGAGGCACCTTTGATGGCCAACTTATTACCTTCCATGGTAATTTCAATATCAGATTTTCCAAATCCAGCAACAGCCATTTCGATAACGAACTTGTTGTCTTTGATTTGTTTGATATTGTATGGGGGATAAGTTGGTACAGATTTCGCAATATCTTTGGTTGCAGCTTGCAACATATCGGTAATCTGGTCTAGACCAATCATGTTTGGGTACAGTTGGTCGAATTTTGGAAACAGTAATCCTGTCATAGTTTTCTCCTTAAAAAGCAAGATTAAAAAATTGCCGCCTCAAAGAGCACGGCACCATTATTATAGTATTATTTATACAGGTTGTCAAGCCGGTTGTGGTTTTTTACCAATATTGTACTTTGGAGTTAATTGCCACTCATTCTTCTCTTTATGAGAAAGAATCTTTACCTGTGAAAGAAAGATAGGTGCAGGTACCTCGGTCTGTTTCTTGTTGACAATTTTTACTAGACCCCAATCTTCCAATAGGTTTGCAATAGCATTCCTACGTGATAGGTCATTTTCGGTAATGTCGGTTGGTTTACCATCTAGGGCAAACAACTCTTTGAAATGTACCACATAGTATTGACCACGTTTGTGGAGTATGTGGCAAGATTGATATAGTGTCTTGTCCTTCTTGGACGCAACACCGATCCGTGTCAATGTCTCACGGACTTTTAAAAAATCATCTTTTTCATCCAATATCACTTCAACTAGGTCTTTAACGTCTATCATTATTCTTCACTCCGCCTGTATCTATTTTTGTTTTTATATCAGCGATTTGTTCATCAGTAAGAATACGAAGGGCTTCTTTAGCCTTGGCGTTTGAATAACCAAAATAGATTTTCACACACTCAATATCCCTATCAGAATCGGCTTTTTGCCACGGAACAAACTTCCGTTTCATGGGCCTGATACTATTTAGAAGATACTGGTATTGCATGTCCTTGTCCAGACCAGGCCACATGTTGATTTCGTTAACAAACAACACGCAATCCAGGTGATTAGATAAAGACCTGTTGATTAGAAATGGAGCATAATCCTTGAAATCTAAGTCACCTTCTGGTGTCTTTTTTCTTAGGATGAAATCAGCATAGTCGAACGGACTCATTTGAATTCACATTCAACCATAAGTTCCGTCAAACAAGCAATCAAATTGATTTCATGGTCTGCAACAAAGGCCGATTGATATTGATACTTGGCCAATATCAGAACCATTTGTGGTACAGAGTTTGGTTTTAATTTGTCATACAATGAATCATAGATGTTTCTAAATATTCTGGTAACGTCATTGTCGAGGTTGTTTGTAACCCATTTTCGACAAGAAGCAAAGTCCTTGTTCATAATAGAAGACACCAGCTCATTCATCTGCACATCAGAAACCGATGCAAGAATGCCTTTGTCGATTGTACCACTAACACTGTAACGCTGCAATTCATTAAGAACACGGCGGTTGTCAGGAAAGTGTTTGGTGATAACGGCAGCGACCACGGCTTTGTCGTAGGTTATACCTTCTTGTTCCAGAATCCACTCAGCACGTTTAAAGAAAGCCGCAGCCATCTTTTGTTTACTGCCATTGATTTTGAAGTCAACAACAGTACAACGAGAATGGATTGGATCAATGATTCTGTTCTTAAAGTTACATGTGAAGATGAAAGAACAGTTGGATGCAAACTCCTCAATCGCACCACGCATGGCAGGTTGAGTTGAATTTGGATTTAGATAGTCCGCTTCGTCAATGATGACAACCTTGCGGCCGCCTGACAAGGACATGGATGATGCGTAGTTTTTGATTTTGTTCCGTAGAACATCGATACCCGATTCATCTGAACCGTTAATCATAATATAATCACAACCGACTTCTTCACAGAGAGCCTTTGCAATTGTAGTTTTACCGACACCAGCAGAACCCGCCAACAAGAGATTCGGAATCTCTTTGCGATTTACATACTCCTGAAATGTTGCTTTGATACCATCAGGAAGAATACATTCTTCGATGGTCTTAGGACGATACTTCTCGACCCATAAAATGTGTGACATTCAAATACTCCATAATATAATTAAATTTCGTCATGCCATTTAAAGCCAAGCAGTAACTTGGCAAAAAATCTTACGACTGCATTTGGCTTAGTGGGTCTATACACAAACATAGAATCTGTAATTTCCCACTTACCAACATTTTTCACAGAAGGTGGTCTTATAACAAAAGAACTTGCCGTTGGTGATGACGATGATATAGTAAGGCCAGTGCCGCCACTACCAATCAATAAAGGGCTCATCACATTGATGGGTTGCCATTGAATCTTTCGCCATTCTGCAATCCATTGTTCACTTGGAGAGAAATCTAAATCCAATGTTTTTTGATCCGTCAATGGATAAAAGAATTGAATCTCCAACTGTTGCATCACTTAACCTCAACCATACTTTCATATAGTGCTTCAAATTCTTTAGACTCTGCAACCTCAGTCTGGAATGAATTTTTGTGTTGGGTTTTTGCCATGCGTTTAAGAATCTTTTTAGGAATCTTTAACTCATCATATGCAAGGTCAATAATGTCTTTGATTGCAGCATTGTTAGAATCATTCTTGTGCATGTGGTGAACCGCTTCATCCACATAACCTTTGAGTTTCTTCAATGCTTCATCATCAAAAGAACCGAATAGTGTATTTACTTTAGTCATTTTGCAACGATCATTCCGATAACATCATAATCGGATTCATCAACAACAACATTACCATTGGTTAAATTGATTGCTGTTTTACCTTTTTGGTCACCTTCGGAAATGGTGAACACGGCCACAATGTATGTGGGATTAACGGCAATCTTGTTGCCGCTTGCTGATTCTGTAATCCAAATCATATTATTCTCCAAAAGTTAGGTCAGATTCTTTAGCTTCGATAGCAATCCAGTATTGCATATCTTCTTTTGAATTTCTAAAATAGGATAGACCTTTTGAAGAAATTTGTACCTCATAGGTACCGGCGATCATCTTAAAGTTTTCAGTTAAGAATAATGCCTTGAACTTTTTGCCATTACCATCAGCAATTTCTGTTGAATCAGTATGTGCAGAGTTGTCTTTTGCATCACAGGTTGTGATGTAAATCTTTTCACCATCAGATGTGATAGCAATATTTGGTGATTGTAGAATGCTTGCAGTTTTAAGAACAGAAGCCAATTCTTCTTCTTTCAATGTGAAGGATACATCCACAGAAGGAAGATTCAAGTCTTTATCTGGTGGAGTTACAATCATGCTCTTTGCAGTCTTGCGATAGTTTAGTTTCTTACGACCAACCTTGAAGATAACATGTTCGTTATCGAAATCAATTTCACCGTCTTTGTACAAGGATTGAACCGACAAAAATTGGTTCAAATCATAGATACAAAAGTCTTGTGGAAAGTCATCTTTAATTCCGGCTTTTGCCAAGACAGTCTTGGTTGCAGAAATGGTTGTCAATTTCTTACCAGTCTTAAACTCAATGCCAGGATTAATGTTGGCAAAGTTTTTAAGAACCGTTAAGGTCTCATTCGATAATTTCATTACGATACTCCTTCAGTCAATTCACTTATTGTATTCGATCCGTAAGAACGAGTCAAGCACTTCATTAAATTATTTTTCAAGTCTTCCACAGTACCATCATTGTCGATGGTGTGGTCAATATGACCACCTATCCATCTCCATTCAGATTCATGTGGACCATTTTCATACATAAAACTTTCGGCTTTATGTGAACCTCTATTTGCTTGTGATGCAATTTCATACCAGTGTGGTGTAATACCACGCTGGACTTCAATCATAACACCACTGTTCTTATGCACAAAATCAATTTCATTTTGGAATCGTACATCAGTGATGACATAATTTTTCTCTCTATCAATAAGTCTTTCTAACCTATCAACCCAAAAATTTTCATGGAAAATACCACGACCAACCTCAGTACCAAGTAACTGTAGGGCTAATCGTGGTGTAAAATCCTTACCAAATTTTTTAGACCAGAATTTATCTGGTTGTTCCCGCCACTCTCTGGATGTGCTTGTGTCGCCCTCTAGGTACTCTCTTGGCCAATCAAACATAACTGCTGCAATGTCTTTGACACCACCGGCAAAACTAAGTTGTTTAAAACCAACATCTTTTAAAATGTCACCAGCGGTACCTTTACCCGAACCAATGAAACCTACGAGGCCGACAATCATCACATTTCTCCAACAAAGTTTGCTACGGCAGGCATATCTCCCTTGAAGTGATATGTTCCAATGTGATCCAAACGCATCCAAGGGCACAACCAAATCGAACCACCTGTCTTGCGCCACAGCTGACAGAACATATAATCTTCTGATAGGTAACGGTCAGAACCACCACCTGTTGCAGAATCTACGGTGTCGATCATTGTATCAAAGTATGCATGGATATAACGTGAACCGTCAAAGTGAGCTTGACCAACATGATCTGGTTTGTAACGCAACTGTGGGAATGCTTCCGCAAATTTAGGAAACACTTCACGTTTAACCATCATAAAACCAGTTCCAATTTCCATAACCTCAAGTGGTTCAGAAACAGAGAACTTATCAGTACCACGTACAGGATTAAATACATAATCGCCTGTAACTTTGTCCAAGTTTCCAGCATCCATATCTGGATTTTTAGTCATAGCTTTCTTAACAGAAGACCATTTAATGGCTTTCTTAGGATAAGGGCCACCAATAACATCTTTATCCAAAGCCAGAAGTGCAATAACATCTTTAGGATCAAAATGAATGTCAGCGTCAATGAACAACATGTGTGTACAATCTGAACGATTTAGAAATTCATCTACGAGATAATTTCTTGCTCTAGTGATTAAGGACTCATTGAAAAGATATGAAAATTTCACGCTCACACCATACTGCATACAAACAGCTTGTAAATCAAGACAAGCTTTCGCATACAGTCCATGATTCATGCCGCCATACATTGGTGTCGCAACAAAAATACTTTTCTTTTGAAGTTCCTCTTTTTTAATTGAAATTTCCATTTACTCTCCAAAAATAAAAAAAAGGGGAGTACCACTAGAAGTGGTCTCCCCACAATTCACCTAATTAGGCAGTGAAGCTGTAACCAGCTTTGATAGCAGCACGAACCATAGATTTGGTTGGTGTGCCAACACGATACACGGCAACTTTGCTACCATCACCACGGGATTTGGTGTTGGTGTAAATTACATGACCTTCTTGGCGAAGTTCATCAATACGTGCGGCAACGTTTTGGATGCCAAAACGAGCACGAGCCTGTGCGGTCGAAAGTGTGTTATATCCCTCTTTCTTGTTCAAGAAATTAAGGATACGGGTTTTTGCGGATAGTTTAGTCAAGATAAATCTCCTAATGACAAAGTTAAACAAAGTTCTTGCGTTCTGCAAGTATTCACATTATACTATTACTTAGTGTGTGTGTCAACATATTTTGTGGTATATGTTTTTATCTGCCAACTTGTGGTAGATATTTTGCCTTGGTTTCTTCCCAAGACAGGTATATCAAGTCATCATAGAACAATGATTCATAAGATACATTGTTCTTTTTCTTCAACATTGATATACGTCCTTTGGCATATTTGGTTTTCCAAATGTTTGCCAAAGTTTCAGTACTGGTATCAAATGATTTGACCAGTTCTTTATCACCAATTTCTTTCCTGAGAAATTCATTGGTGTTATTGTAGAGAGGTGAAAAATAAATACCTCTCTGATGCTCAGTGCGAATCAATTCTTTTGGTATTCCTAATTTAGAATATGCAAAGTTTAGTGACCGATTCTTATGGTCACGTTTAAGTGGCAAACCATTTTGATTCTTGGCTTCCCACCATTCGAAATATTTACGAGTATGATTTTCTTTGATCCAATCAAAGATCATCTTCATAGTCTTCCTAGTGGGTTCGAAAGCAACCGAGCCACTAGAGAATCCCATTTTATTCCAATGTTCCAGGCCATCATATTGAGATAGACCATTAGACTTGGTATTACCATATAAAGAGGTTGTAGTGACGCCAACCAGTGTATCTCCATAACGAACCTTCCAATCATTTTGTACTGTATCAGATAGACACAATAATGCTAACAATTTACCACCCATATAATTAAATCCTAACGGCTGCAGTGGTACAATTGTTGAACCTATGGCCGTGTGATTAATCATTCCTTGTTGTGTCTTAACATCTCTTGCCCAACCAATTGCAGAATCTCTTGGAGTCAAATCCAAAAAGTCGGACGATATACAAATAACACCAAGGTATTTTCCTGATTGACCATCAATTACGGTGTAAAACAGATTGCGGCCAATGTTACTATTGTTTTTCATTGTAGATGAAAATGTACGGACAGTATTCCAAGTTTCCGCACCAGCACCATTTGATAGCTGTAATATAGGACGTAATTTTTCATAGTCATCTGGACCTTCTGGCATCCAGAAATTCTTTTTAACCTTCTCAACCAAATTCTTTTGTGTTATATCAATCAACTGTTTATCATCACCAAACAGTGTGGTAATTGTACGTGTTGGATACTTCTCCTGTACCTCACACCATTTCTGATATAAGGTATACTCACGCACATCCATTTTGGATGCATATGTCAAATTTTGAATGAGAGTTTCTTTTAATAACTCGGTGTCAATATGTTCAAATCTGGATGCATCATTGGTTCTCGACCACACATCCCATTGAGCATCAACATAATCTATAGGTGTTGCCATTAATTTCTTACTTGTAACTGTTTCATTATTTTAGGGATGCAATTATCTAGTGCGACTTCAAGAGGTTGGATAGGAAACACACTTTGTAACTTGTCTGTGCTTAATACACAATTACTCCGAGGTGCAACCACTGCTTGTTTGAATTCTTCTTTAGTAAACCACTCTTTGTTGAATCCTAGTCTATCTGATAAATGCTTAGTAGTAGTTGATCCTGGATTACAAACATTATACAACCCTTTAGGTATTGTCTTATGGTTGTTTGCAAACTCTACTGCAACTTTAGCTACATCAGGAACATAACTCAAACTATTTTCATAGTCAATCAATTTTTCATAACGTGCCAATTTGCTGAATAGATTCTTAGGATCGTGGTCATCACTAAACGGCATACGAATACGCAACAGATAACTCTTATTCATATAGGGTTCTAATAGTTTTTGTTCTAATGCTTTACTTCCACTATAGAAACTACCATTGTTAAAATTGAAATTAGGTTCATCAGTTTCACTATAATGTTTTTCATATCCTGTATATACGCAACCACTAGAGATATGTACAATAGGACATTTCTCTGACTGCTCTAAGAACAAAGGATACAATACATTGCCATCAATTGTTTCTTGTTTGTAAATCTCGCAAGCATCTACATTAGGTACACCTGTAAACCCAGTAGCATTAATAATTGCTTGTTTGCCGTGGGGAATAGAATCACTGTGTCTAATCCACGTGTGTTCTAAACTTTGTTGTTCTAATTCTTTTTTTATCGCTTTACCAATATAACCATGGCCAATAAGTATAATCATCGTTGTTCTATCGATCCTGCTTTAATTAATTTCATATTTTTAGGATTAAAATACTTGCGTCTAATCTTATCTAGTTTCTTCAAACCAAATTGTAACGCCAGTGGTTTCACTCTACTAGTATACACTATTCCGTTCATGTGGTCAAGCTCATGGAGAAAACAACGAGCAGTTATACCAGTAAATGTTTTGTTCCGTTTCACACCTGTGAAATCTTGATATTCTACTTCCACTTCGGCAGGCCTGGTGATTCTCAAATTTAGGAAAGGGAAAGAAAGGCAACCTTCTTCCATGTGTGTTTCACCTTTTGATGAAATAATTTTTGGATTGAAATATGCCACATATTCTTCACCTGAGCCCATAACAAATACACGGTATTCAAAACCACATTGATTGGCTGAAAGACCAATACCATTATACTTCTTACAAGTTTCAACCAAAGTGGATGCAAAACTATTTGGATTGATTCAGGTAAAACTTTGTAGAGAGATGGATGGTCTGGTGCCACCAAATCAAATGTTTCAACCGTTTCAGTTGCTGGTGCAACCTTAATCGTTTCTTCTGTGTTATATAAAATAATATCTTCTGTACTCATTTTGCAATCCTTGAAAAGTTTCCTTTTTTCTCAAACTTAATGACCGAACGGAACTTGTCGAACAGTTGGTCTCCTTTGTGGGAAATAACAAACACATTTGTGTCTGTTCCCATTTCATGTATCAACTTTAGGAATTCTTCTGTGCCTACTGTATCAAGGCTAGAATCGAACACCTCATCTAGTATCAACAAATTAGTATTGGTACTATTCTTTAGTTTGGCAATCTGACGCCAAGTAAACAATAAGGCCAAGTCAATACGCATTTTCTCACCTTCGGAGAAATTGGCATAAGAGAATTCATCACGGTGCCTACTCTTAATTGTTTCTTCAAAGTTTTCATTAATGTTGAAGTTAACAAAGAAGTCCATTGCAGACAAGTACTTGTTAATCAACTTATTCATAATTGGTAAGTATTGTTTAATGATCCGTGTCTTAATGCCACCATCTTTCAATAAACTACCTGCAAATTCATGGTAATGTTTTTCTATCAAAACACTTTCATAGTTTGTCTTATACTCAATCAATGCGGCATTCAACTCAATTAACTTCTGGTCGCCGCCTTCCGTACCAGTCTGTTTGTTGGTCAACTCATCTATCTCATTGTTTAATTTAGTGATATAATTGCTTATTGCCGATATAGTAGAAGTGTGTTTAATAATTTCACCACTGTGTTCACTAATGTGTGTAATGATATCCGTAATAGATTTCATTTCAGTAGTTACTTTGTTTAACTCCTGCTCAATCTCAACCAAGCCAGTTTTTTGTGTGGTAATTTTTTGTGATTTTTCTTGTACCTGAGAATTTTTCCACTCAGGTGTAATTGATTGTTTACATGTTGGACAATCGTGGTTGGTTTCATAAAAGTCAATCTCTTTTTGATTTCGGTCAATATTAGTTTGTACTTTACCTTTGATTTGAAATAAACCTTTGGATTTTTTATCCAGTTTCTCTTTCTTATCACCAACCTTATTTTGTAATACTGTAATGTGTTTGTTAATCAATTGAATATCATTTTGCAATTTGCCCATTTGCATCTTTGATTTTCCAATTTCTTCCCGTTTGCGGTTGATATCCGCATCATGGTTCTTTTTGTGTTCTTCAATGTTTTGTTTTTGTAAAGTTATCTTTTCTTCCGTAAGAGAAATGGCATACTTAGATTTACTTAAATCATCTTTAATGGCCGAATTCTTCTCTTTGATAACATTGTTCATTGAAGAAAAGATTTGAATATCTAATAGGTCTTCAATGATTGCTCTGCGATCTGATGCTGATAATTGCATAAATGGAACAAAGGATGCTGAACCAAGAATGACAACCTGCGTAAAAGACTTGTAATTTAATTTGAGAATATTATTCTCTAGTATCTCTTGATAGTCTTTTGCAGCTGCATCTTGGTTCAGCAATACATCGTTCAGATAAATTTCAAATACGTTTGGTTTAATACCACGAATGACCTTGTATTTCTTTTGACCAATATTAAAATGTACTTCAATAACAGCTTCTTTATTGTTAACGGAATTTAATAACTGTGGTTTGTTGATTTTACGAAAAGGTTTACCAAACAATCCAAAGCACAATGCATCCAAAATTGTGGATTTACCTGCACCATTGTGGCCAATAATCAATGTATTATTAGACTTGGTAAAATCAATCTCAGTAAAATGAGCTCCAGTGGAAAGTAAATTCTTCCACTTAATCTTTTGGAATAAAATCATGCTTGTTCAGTATTCAATGCCTCTACGTAGAGTTCTTTCAATAATGTTTTTAACCGGTCGTTGTCAATACTTTCTTCTGTAATGCCATCAACATACTTGTTTAATATGGTAAGTGTGTCTTCCGCTTCATCAACCACTTCATCACCATCTTCCAATTCTGTAAAATCTTCAGCAATTGTAATGTCTGCTGGGTTCACATTATACAGGTTATTCATGAACTTGTCAAACAAATACGGATTGGTTTTGTTTATTACAACCACTTTGACATAGGTATTTGTATATGGTTTGAAATCCATACCATCAAGTTCTTTAATGGTATTCACTTTGTCATCGTACATAATACGATGGAACATCTTGTTTGGATTCTCTATGAATTCAAGTTGGTGAGTATCCAAATCAAACAAATGAAAACCCCGAGGGTCATTATAATCTTGCCAAGTAAGTTCGTACGGATTTCCCAAATAGTAGATATCATCACTAGAAGATTTGTGATGGTAATGACCACTAAAAGTGTGACTAAACTTCCTAAAAATTCCACGGTCTAACCCTCCTTCAGATGGCATGCCACGATACATGGCAAAGCCTGCAATTTCAAAATGACCCATACAAAACTTTGCATCGGTGCCCTTTAATGTCTGTAAAGAATCTTCGTGATTCTCTGGACAAATCCACGGCATCATACAAATTTTATGAGGACCAACATAAATTTCGGATGGATGGTCAATAACATTTAATGTGATGCCATATTCACCAAGAAGTAAATCTGATGAATTAACATCATTGGTGTTCTTAAAGTATGTGTCGTGGTTACCGGCCAGCATATGCACCTGTATACCCATCTCAGACAATGGATCAAAAAACATTTCTTTGGTGCGTTTCAATGAAAAGAAATTGATGTACTTTCTACGATCAAAGGTATCACCAAGTATCAATAGTGTTTCAATCTTTTCCTTTATCAAGGTTGGAAAGAAAGTTTCTTTATAAAACTTCTCATAGAAATCTAAAAAAAGTGTTGAATCATTCCTTGCACCGAAATGTTGGTCAGTTATTATTGCTACTCTCATTTGCTTTTTTCAATTTCCAATACTCTTTGCCGTAACTCAGTGGTTGAAAAACTGTGTTGCCGACTGTTAAAATAAACTGACATAGGTAACTGATAACCAGTAAACTGTTTATCCCTATATTCTTCACCTATGATTCTAACATCTATTTGATATGAAGTCAATATGTCCATCAATTCTTTTTCAGTGGCATATGGTATAATTTCATCAACATACATACAAGCCTTTACCTGTATGAATCTTTCCAGAACCGATTGTACCGGTTTATTTTTAACACCAGGCCTATCAATCGTAGGATCAATCTGCAATCCAACAATCAAATAGTCGCACTGTGTTTTTGCCTCTTTCAACATCATCACATGGCCTGCATGGAAAAGGTCAAATGTGGAACATGTAAATCCTATCTTCATAATTACTCCTCAATAAATTTTTCAAGACCCTTTGGTTTCTTTGCGGCATCCTTTTCGGCTTTCTTTGCCTTCTTAGAGTCCTCATAGTTACCAATAAATTCAGCTATGTTGTCATACAGTTCAAATTGTCTGCTTGAACCATCTTCACCTTCCAACATCTCAAACTCATCCAGAATACCATACATCTCTGTGGCTTTATACTTGACATACAGTTGTTTCTTTTCTTTCTGTATGCGCCTTAGAAAGGCAAAGTAAATGATTTGAGTAAAGTATGCAAATGGATTGGAAGACTTTGTTGGATCAAAGTTCTCAAAGTACATTAAACAATTCTCAATACCATCCGAAACCATTTCATCTCGGTAAGTATAGTTAATGAAGTTTGGCTTGTGTGATAGACCTTCGGCAATTTTCATCCAACATTCACCAATGTAATTTGGAATGATTGGTTTAGGTTTACCTGACTGTTCGGCTTCTACGCAACGAGCTTTGTGATCGACAAGTGCCTTTAGGAAGTCTTGATTGTTTATATAATGTTTCTGTTTACTCATTCAAATGTACCATAAAAAGTTGTTGACAAAGGGCTTGACATGTGTTAAAGTCCACGGTGTACCCCGGATGATATTAATATATTAATTTTTTTATTAGCTTATTAATGTATTAAGGAATTCTTACTAGATTCCTTTTCCTCAAAAGCGGAGAGTACCTCATCTGTAAGTACCACTTCTCTTTCTTTTTTAGTTGATTCGTTTAATTTTGTTGATGCATTAAGGTAATATTCTTCAAAGTCTTCGGTTGGATCCATCAAACACAAAATGGTTTCCACATCAATCTGTACCTTGTTCTCTTTGATTACTGCCATAGGCAACCAACACTGTAACATTAAATTGGTACCTCTTAATTCAAACAACATTGGATCAGTAATTTCCACCATGTCATCTGAGGTATACACACAGTCACAGATTACATCTAGACCGTCTTTAAATCTTACTATTTTAATGGCCATTTTTAAGTCCTA